GTTTGTTGCAATTATTCCATTTCCATCAATTGCAATATTATCAACATCAAGTCTTCCTGTAATTGCAATATCACCAGTTGTGTTTACATCGCCAGTTGTCATTGTGGAATCAACCGTGACTGTTCCAGTTCCGTTTGCAGAAAGATTTAAATTTGCGTTTGAGTCATTGGTTGTAATTGAATGGTCTTTAATCCTTACAAAATCTATATCTGACTGACCTGTAATTGTATGTGTGCCTGTTGTCGTAATGTCTGCTGTTACCAAAGTGCCTGTTACATCAAGTTGTTCGGCGACAGTAATTTTACTTGAATCCGATGAATCTAATGTTGTGCCGTTTACCCTTAATGCACTTATCAATACATCTCCTGTGCCGCTCGGTTGGATACTTAGATCCGCATTCGAACCATTTGATGCAATGGTATTAGTTGTGACTGAATTTGCAGTTAAACTATTGTTAACTGTTGTCGCGCCTGTCAAAGTAGTTGCACCGGTTACTGCCAATGTTGTACTGAACGATCCAGATGTGCCTGTGAGAGCACCTGTTATATCAATAGCCTCACCTAAAGTGATTGCACTGGAGTCTGATGAATCTAATGTTGTTCCATTGATTCTGAGAGCACTTAGCACTACATCACCTGTTCCGCCTGGCTCTATCACTATATCCGAATTGGAAGGAGATGATATTGTGTTGTCGTTTATAGTTAAATTTTCAACAACAACACCACCGGTTGCATTACCTGTTATGGTGACACTGCCGTTTGTTGTGTTTGTTGTGATTGTTGTGCCGTCAATTTGAATATTGTCCGCTTCGAACACACCAACAACCTTTGTCTGATCACTGGATGCGTTTCCTAGATTGATATTACCATTTGCAAAGATGTCTCCTGTCGCTGTTATGTTTCCAGATGCTGTGATGTTGCCGCCAACATCTAAATTTTCATTTACATTGATCTGTGTTGAGTCACTAGAACTTAAACTTGTTCCGTCTATTCTTACTGCACTTGCAACAACTCCGCCTGTGCCCGATCCTGATAACACAAGATCCGCATTTGATTCATTCGCTGAAATTTGGTTGCCTGATATCGTTACCTGTTGTCCAAAAGGTGAAGCGCCGTACAATTCGGTGAAGTTTTCGTTTATCTTATTAAACGCTGTTCTTAACGGATCACCTGTTTTGTCATTAGCCGAACTTCCTATGTTAATCGTTTGCTTTGCCATTTTATATGCTTACCTTCACTGTTGCACCATCTCTATAAAGCCTTCCTGCTGTTCCAGGATCGCTGGTTGGTAAATTTGTAAAATCTATCTGTGAGCCTGTGACAACCAAGTTACCGTTTACATCAACTGCTTCGGCAATTGAAATTTTGCTTGAGTCATCTGAACTCAAAGTGGTTCCATTTATTTTAACTGCACCCAATAATATGTTACCGGTACCTGATGCAGATAATATCAAATTGTCATTACTACGTGTTGCTTCGATGTGGTTGTCTCGAATTTTTAATCCTTCTAAACTTATTGCACCTGTACCAGATGCCGTGATGTTTAGATCTTCATTGCTTCTTGTGCCTTCAATATGATTATCTCTGATTTGGATGCCTTCCAATTCAATGGCACCTGTGCCACTGGCTTCCAATACTAGGTTTGCGTTTGAGACATTGGAACTAATTTTGTTTCCGGAAAAAGATATCTGAGAATCCGCCGCTGTTTCACCATACAACTCTGTGAACATCGAGTTTATTTTATTAAATGCAACACGTAACGAATCACCTGTTCCGTCGTTTGCTGTAGATCCTATGCTTATGGTCTGTTGTGCCACTTGTATCTTCCTTTGTTGATACAATATTTATTAGATATTCTATAAACCTAATGTAATTTTATACGTCTATATAGATGGCTTGGAATTTGAATACAGTGCTGTTGTCAGATATATTTGTTACCAATACCCTAGCATTGCCACCGCTGACGTCTGCTGAAAAAGTAGTTAATGGTCCGGAGTAGTTCGTGGTTGATCCGAAAGTGGAAATGTAGGCGTCGGATCCATCATGTGTGACATTTGCTTCCACTATCTCGTATCTGCTGTTTGTGGCGTCAACGATTGATATGAAATATTTTGCACTTCTGTATGTTCCAACGGCAAAAGTGTTCAGGACCGTGGTTGCGGAACTTGCCACTGTGGTTGAGGCATCTGCAATATCCGAATGATCTAAACTGGCACCCGCTGTACCAAAAGATAGCACTCCAAGTCCGTTGGTTTTTAGGAACTGTCCCGATGACCCATCCGATGATGGAAAAGTGAATCCACTGATTGTTACACCGCCTGATCCGTTACCGGTAAGTTCAAGGTTTGAATTTGATGCGTTGGCAGATACTGTGTTGTCTGTGATTGTGACTCCGTCTATTGTGATGGAAGTGTTTGCGGTCAAAGTGGTGAATGTACCAGCCGCCGCTGTTGACCCACCAATAGCTGTGCCATCAATCGTTCCACCATCAATGTCTAAGTCGCTGTGTACTATCACAGTTCCTGTGCCACTAGGCTGAAGTTCTAAATTTGAATTTGATACGGTAGTGGAGATGATGTTGTCTGAGATATTAATGTTGCTATCGATCGTCAAGTTATCAATTATGACCGAGCCTGTTCCACCAGGCACTAAACGTATATCTGCGTTTGAACTTGACCCTATAATATTATCATTAAAAGTCAAGTTGTCTATGGTTACAGTTCCTGCCAGAGTTGACGTTCCTGTTACCGTAAGATTTCCTAAAGTTGCAAGTCCATCAACTGTTAATGTTCCTGTGGTTGTTAAATTTTCATTGCCAAAACTTATCTCTCCCCCAGAATCTGTTATTGATCCGTTTGCCAGTGTCAGGTTTCCTATTGTGGATCCTGATCCAGCTGTCATTGTACCTGTGGTACTTAAATTTTCGTTGCCAAAACTAATGGCACCTGAAGAATCAGTGATTGACCCATCTGCAATCGTAAGGTTACCGAATGTTGACCCTGTCGCCGCTGTTACTGTTCCTGTAATGGTTGCCGCACCAGATGTGGCTAAAGTGCCATCCACAATGAGTCCTTCATTGATATTGATTGCCGAGGAATCATCTGAACTTAAAGTTGTTCCGTTTATTGCTATTGATCCAAAAACAACTCTACCAGTACCTGCTGGTAACAAATTAATGTCATCATTTGTTCTTAATCCTTCAATGTTGTTTCCATTGAATTTTATTGCAGGCAATACTACGGCTCCTGAACCGGAAGGTGCAAAAACGATGTCATCATTACTTCTTACTGCACTGATTTCGTTGCCTGTGAATGTTAGTGTGTCTGAGCTTATCCCTGGTGAATTGTAAACTTCTGTGAACATGGTGTTCACATTGATCATTGCGTCACGTAACGTGTCACCTGTGCCGTCGTTGGCGTTTGTACCTACATTTAAATTAATTCTTGGCATTTTACGTGTTCATAACCTTTCTTACTACCGTTACCGTGTGCGTGTTAGTATTACTTATCGTTCCACGTAGGCGTACATTTCCGCTATCTATATCAGCACTGAATGTGACAGTGTCTTGTGAAGCATTTGTGGTCCTACCAAAAACAGAGAGGAACGCATTACTGCCATCGTGGGTGACAGCCACGTCACAAATCTCATAAAGTCCGAGATCACCACTGGCAGAATCACTAATTGACACAGTGTATTTGGCACCTCTGAATGTGCTGGCCGAAAACGAATCCAAGGTTTTGATAGAACTTGGATTTCCTGCCGCCCTACCCAACACCAATTTGTGTATGTTGACTGTGGTGTCTGTGTTTTCCTGATTATTACGTGCTCTCAATTCTACGTTGTCTCCGTTGACCGCTGTTGAAAAATCCATCAGTCTTGCAGTGGTAGAATGTGTGCTGATGTTGGCACCTTCTTGCATTATGAATGCGTTTGTGCCATCAGTGACAACGCCAACATCTGCAATCTGTGATTCATTATCCCCATTTTTGCCGACAATGATATATTGAGCACCTTGATGTGTGCCATGAGCAAAAGAGTCAATCACATCATAGGCAAATTCATTCTGTGCCAACAAGTGTATCCTGAACGCATTGACCGTTGTGCTTGATCCTGAACTTGATGCGGCACTCAATGTCACGGTGTTTGATCCATCGTGTGCGGCTGTCAAAGTCAGCTGTCCTGTGGACTTGGATGACACAGCAGGTCCATGTGTCACAAAAGCGTTTACGCCGTTTGTGACCACCGTGGCTTCTGAAATAGATGCCGCTGATTCACCGGAGTTATTTGCAACTATGACATAGTGGGCACCGTTATGTGTTGAGTCAACAAAAGTATCAATGGCAGTCGCCGCACTTGAAACTGTGACTGCACCAATGGTGTTGAAGTCTGTGCCTGTGGCATCCGACTCATCGTCGGCCAATCTTATTCTATAAAATTTTATTTTGACATCAGGGGTCTGTGGATCTGCCAATATTCTCACATTACCACTGCTGTCTATATTTGTTGTTAGTGTCACAAGAGAAGTGTTAGAATTATGTTGATTGTAAGTTGTTATAAAAGAATCTGTGCCGTCATGCACCACTAATGCCTCCATGTTAGTTACGTGTCCATTGAGTGTATCATCGGCAGAAATATAATATTTTGCTCCTCTATAGGATGCCTTAGCCCATGAGTCTAACACTGTTAAATTATCTGTAGGTGCCTTTAATCTTACCGCATATGCTTGTACAGTGGAAGCTCCAGAAGTAGAACTTGCTTTTACACTCACAATGCCCGACGATATGGTTGCCGAAATTTCCAACATGTCAGTGCTTTTTGAACTGACATTAGGACCTTGTGTGACAAAAACATTTGTTCCATCCGTGATTACATTGGCCTCACATATAAAGTTCTCATCAGATCCTTTTTGTCCTGTGACAACATAATGCACAGCATCTGTTACATCTGCCGGAAAACTATCAAATTCAGTAGCTGTGCTAGACACAATGGTGTTTCCTATGACTTTTCGTGTGCTGTCGCTGTTTGCTTCCTCAGATTCAGAGTCGCCAAATGCCACTATTCGGTTTACTATAACTTTTGTACTGCCACCTGCTGTTGCAGATCCTCTCAATCTAAAAGATGTTCCATTTATGTCCGCAGTCAAACTTATAAGACTGTTGTTGCCGGAAAAGAATTCGTTGTATGTTGTGATGTATGCGTTGGTTCCGTCGTGTGTGACCAATGCCTCAATGTTGCTGGTTTCACCTGTCGATTGATTTTTGACATTGATAAAATATTTTGCACCGACGTGTGCTCCGTGTGATATTGCATCCAGTGTCGTCACAGAGCTGTCGATGATGTCCACATGCATAATGTCATGCACCAAAACTAGTTCTCCTGTATAGCCTGTTGAGTCATCATCGCCTATGCCCACCCTAAAATATGCCATGGTGTTTGTTGGTGTGGTGGATCCGTCTGCATCTGTGGCTCTCAACCTTACTGATGCTGAACTGTCTCCTGAAGCGGTGATGTCGGCGTCAAAGGTTGGATGATTGTCCGCAGGGTCTGTTCTGTTTACCGCCGAGGATGTTACAAACGCATTTGCAAAATTATGTAAGACCGAAACCTTTTGTGTTTCCAAACTGCCATGCACTAGGTCACGTGTAATCACATGATACAACGCTCCGTTATACTGACTGGCTGTGAAATCATCAACAGTTCTTTCTGAAGCAAGTAAAGATGTAACCTCTCCGGATGAGGTAACGTGATCTATGACAGTTTCTGTGTTTCCACCTGCTGTAACGCCGGCATGTGTTCCTATGTTACCGGATGTTGCAGTTGTGGTGTTTGGTCCAAGTCCAACAGCAAAGAATGCCAAAGCATTTTGCACGGTTGTTGACCCATCACTGACTCCTGTTGCCTGTAGTTCGACATTTGAGCCGTTTATTGCAACATCATATGAATTGATATCATTCATGGCACCTGACTTGTTGATAAACGATTCTGTAATGAATGCGTCCTCGGTACTGCCATCACTGGTGACTCCATGATTGACTGATAATTTGTTAAGTATGAATTCACTATTTGTCACATCCTTTTGCACAGTGTGAAACCACACACTATCGAAAGAAGTTTTTGCAAACGAATTAATTGTTTTT